ACAAATATGACAGAATGAGTTGCTTTTCAGATGATGTTCAACAAGCAATGATTGAATTTGCTAAACTTCATGTAGAAGCAGCTTTAAAAGAAGCTAGTAAAAAAGCTAAAGTAAGAATAATACAAGGTGATTTTGGAGTATTTGATACGAGACCCTCAGTAAAAAAGAACAGTATACTAAATGCTTACCCACTTGAAAACATTAAATAAAAGGTTATGAAAACATTTATAATAGTACAAAGTAGGGAGGTAGGTAATTATGAAAGTATTAAGATTAAACTAAAAAATCCTAATATAATAATACCAAGAGAAAAAGAAAGAATCACAGTTAATAATGGGAATTACGATGTGATATCAGTATATTATGATTATGATAAAGGAGAAATTTTAATAACAGTTATCTAATTATGAAACATCTACTAACACTACTAGCAATTGTAACACTGATATCATGTTCATCAGTAGAAGATAGAATTAAAGAACATTCATATACAAATGAGTGGCATTACATTGATACAATGAGATTTCAAGTCTACAAAACAAAATCAGGTAGAAAATACATCATTGTACTAAACGAGAAGCAAACCAATTACAAACGTCAATACATAAAATAAAATGAAAAAAATAACCTTCCTATCAGACACACATACACGACAAGGACGAATTCCTAAAGAAGATCTACCAGGTGGAGACATTCTTATCCATGCAGGAGACTTAATGAATTCAGGATATAATAAAAATGATATCTTCGATTTCTTATACTGGTATGATTCAATTCCAGGTTATACTACTAAAATCTTCATAGCAGGAAACCACGATCGTATGTTTGAAAATCATCCTGAAGAAGTAAAACAATGGTTATCTGGATTTCCGAATATAAATTACCTACAAGATCAAGCTATTACAGTAGATGGAATTAAGATTTACGGATCACCGTGGCAACCGGCATTCTATTCTTGGGCATTTAATTTACAAAGAAATAGTTTACAGTTATCAGGTAAGTGGGAAGCAATACCAGGTGATACAGATATTTTAATCACACATGGTCCTGCATATGGATCTGTAGATACAGTAGTAGGCCGTTTTTGGGATAATTTAGGATGTAATCTACTAGCAGAAAGAATAGAAGTTATAAAACCAAAAATACATGTATGCGGTCACATCCATAGTGGGTATGGTCATGAATTTGAAAATGGAACTCACTATATAAATGCTTCAGTATTAGATGAACAATACGAGTACACTCAAAAGCCATGGAATGTAGAATGGGACCCAGAAACAAATGAAATAATTGTAAAATAATTGGAAAAAGGCTTGTTTATTCAAGTCTTTTTTCATATATTTAAGTATAATTTAAAACAAAAAGGTTATGAAAGTAAAACTCTTAAAGAAAATTAGAAAAAGATATTCAATTACTCATTATCCAAATGGATGTTATTTATTTGGAGAGTTTGAAGAAGGGCCAATCACTTTTTTAGAAGATAGTCAAAATGAGTGGAAATCAAAATGGACCAAACAGAGAAAAAAGGAGGCTTATAAACATCTATATACAACTCTTTTACAATGGATTGAAGAAGATTATGGTACATTTAGAAGTAACAGAAAGACTATTATTAAAGAAACACTTTGGTACAAAAAATAAAGGTTATGTTTAGAAAGACTAGAATTAAAATTGCTAAAAAATTTAGATCAAAATTAACTCAAGAAGATCTGAGAGGGTATAGAAACATTCTAAAACTACTATACCACCCTAAAGCTGAAACACCATTAAAACATCCAGACCTAGCAAAGTACTATATTGAAGTACCATGTCTGCATCTTGATTTAATTATTGATTCAGAAAAAGCAGAAATTGTTAATACAAAACAAATCTACCCTCTCAATCTAGATAAGAAGGTATTAGAACGTGCCTTAGAGGTGATAAGAGAAAAAGTTATCGAACATCGAGAAATGCACGAACAACGTATTAAACACAAAAAACAAAACATTTTACAAAATCTTTATATTAGAATAAAATGAAACAATTCTTAGCATCAGCAACAGTAAATGGAAATGAAATACAATTTGTAAAACAGGGAGGACATTATTTTATTCATTGGGGAGAGCAAGGAAAACCTAAAGCCATAAAGAAAATAACAACTCCAACTGGAAGAAGACCTTCACAAAATGTAGCACATAAAAGATTCTTAGAAGCAGTACAAGCAACTAAAACATTAAAATTTAGTAGATTATAATGGCAGCAGAAAGTAACACACCAGCAGATATTGAAATCTGGATTGAGAAAGTAATCAATTCATGTGAGACATTGAGACATTGTATTAATGCTGAAAGATTAGTAAGACTATATGTAAAAAGATTACAAGATGAAGGAATGCCTTATTACCAATACATCTTTATCAGAGATAAATTAGAAGCAGCCTCAGACCGTGTAAGAAATAATTTAATACTTAAAAAATAATGGCAGGACTATTTGACATGATGGATTATGCCATCGCAGGAGAATTAGGAGTTGACGTACAAACATACGTCAAAATAATTGATGGTAAATGTACTGAAGAAGAAGCCAATTTTATTATTCTAACTATAATGGAAGAGGATCAAGACAATTTAGAAAAAGCAAAACAAATGTTTAATAAGTATTTAGATGACCATGAAATTATTTAAAATAACTTGGAACAGTAGCACTGTTATCCCAGGATTTTATTCACCCTTATTTTTAGAGGCACCAAGTGAAATAAAAGCCTTATCAAAATTTATTACTTTATATGAAAGTAAATCTCAACAATTTGCTCCTAGAAACATTGAAGCAACACAAATTTGTAAACTAAGGGAAATTATAAAAAATGAATAACACAGACATACAACCAGTAATAGACTTTGAAGCAGATAAAAGACGTTTATGTGAAATCAGATTTGACTGCCATGTAACAATGCATGATAGTGGAATGAGAGAAACCGGAGGTGGATTCTTATACGAATCTCGAAACCTACCACCACAGTGGTTTAGACTGAACTCTCAGATTACTTTAGAGAGTATTAAGTATGCAAGTGAATTAGAGTTAGGAGCACAACTAAAACAAATGTATCACGAACTTCAACAAACAATAGACAAGTATGAACAACGTTGATAAACAATACATAATATCAGTTCGTGAACTAATAGACAGACCTATTATCAGGGAGGACTTCAATGAAGAGTGGATGAACAAGATGACAGACGATGAAATTAATCAATGGGATGAAGAAACTTATGCAATGCTTAGGGAAGATGGTATTACTGAAGATTCTGATCTAAACAGTGCTCACTTATCAAAATATATTGACAGAGGTATTCTCTACGAACTATTTAAAATGGCCAAAGATGAACAATTTAGATAAACAATACCAATCACTTCTTCAAGACATTCCAACTGATAGACAAATAAATATTTGGTTAGATTACATGACATCAAATTTAATTCAAAAACATTTTAGACCTCTTTACAAAGTAGAACCCCAACATGTTCAACATTGGGGTAAACCTAGATTCCCAGTACTAGAAGCAACTTGGGGGACTTACAATCATCCACCTATTGAAATTATAGGATTATATGAATTTATTGAAAATGGGTCTTTAGAAAAATGGGTTGAAATCAAAAAGAATCCTTTAATAAAGTATGATTCTGCAAGTATAATATTAAAAAGAAAAAATGAACAAACTAGATAAAAATTACCAAGCACTTCTTCAAGACATTATTGATAATGGAGTAAAGAAAGAAGACAGAACAGGTACAGGAACAATCTCAGTATTTGGAAGACAAATCAGACATAAAATGTCAGATGGTTTTCCAATACTTACAACGAAGAAAATGCCATTCAAAACAATCGTAACAGAACTTCTTTGGTTCTTACGAGGTGATACAAATATTAAGTATTTGGTTGATAATAATTGTCATATATGGGATGGTGATGCTTATAAGAACTACATAAATAACCCAGCTTACAAATCTGAATCTGTTGCCGATTTAATGGCTTCACAAGCCGGTCAATTAGTAAAATGTTCAACACAAGAAGAGTTTGTTGAGAAAATCAAAACAGATGATGAGTTTGCAAAGAAGTGGGGTGAATTAGGACCAATTTATGGTAAGCAATGGAGAAATTGGGGTAAATTAACAGAACCTACAATTAGTTACAATCTCGGTAATGTTGAGAAATTAATGAACGGCGTAGACCAGATCGCAAACCTAATCTCTGAACTCAAAACAAATCCAGACAGCCGTAGGTTAATGGTTAATGCTTGGAATGTAGGTGAGTTAGACCAAATGGTTCTTCCACCTTGTCATTATGGATTTCAAGTTTATACAAGAGAGTTGAGTTTGGAAGAGAGAGCAACTATATGGAATAACACACATAACCCTGTTGGAAATATCTACACACATAATCAATATGATGAAAATGATATACCTGCAAGAGCAATCTCTCTAATGTGGAATCAACGTTCAGTAGATACATTCTTAGGTTTACCATTTAACATTGCTTCTTATGGATTGTTATTAGAAATAATAGCAAAAGAAGTTAATATGGTTCCTGAAGAATTGATTGGAAATCTTGGTGATGTTCATTTGTATTCGAATCACATTGAACAAGCAAAAGAACAAATTGGAAGAGAATTAACGTTCGAAGAAAAGCTACAATGGGTTATGAGAAACACTGATGTTGAATTAGAAAACTTAGCAATAACTGAAGCAGCGGCTGTTTTAAGAAAAAGTACAAGAGAACCTTATCCATTACCCACATTTGATTGTCCCGCAATAGATGAAATTCCTCACACAACATTTGATGAGTTAGTTTTTAAATTACAACCAGCAGATTTTTATATGGACGATTATCAATCACACCCAACAATCAAAGCACCTTTATCAAATTAAAATATGAAAATACAGAAAGCAAAAGTAAGAAAAATAGTAAAAGAATATAAAGATGCTACTGCTAAAGAAATTTGGGAAGGAGTAAGAGACAATTTCTTATTTGCTTTCATTGGTGCAACTTTAGTTGTATTCATAGCAACAAAAACAGATATAGCAGTTTTACTGGGATACCTAGCATATTATGCATTTATGGGTAAACTTTTAAACAGACCAAAATACGTTACCGATTTAGGAAAACTAATAGTATTCCCAGTACCATCAGCTATAGGAGCATTTGTTGGATATAAATTAAGTTACTATATAATACAATTAATATGAAATTTATAATAGGTTTTAGCTTTGGAGTACTAGCACAAATACTCACCTTTGTACAACTACAAGGACAGTTTCGATGGGAATGGTTTAAACAACATCCATGGGCTGTTTCATTAATGGGTGTTCCAATTTCTTTTCTTTACATTATGTCTGTAAAGTATTTAGTTGACCATTTCCAAGGAGAGTTGTGGCCATCAAGACTGATGGGATTCTCAATCGGAGCAATAGTATTTAGCTACATGGCACATTCATGGTTTCAAGAACCATTCACTTTAAAGACAGGTATATGTCTTGGGTTAGCACTTTGCATAATGGGTATACAGCTTTTTATGAAATAAACCTAGAAATATTACACTGTTTTTATAAAAAGTTTGGAATCTTAGAATAAAGTTCGTATATTACTATTATGAGACAAGTAAATGATCACGTAAAAGAGGTTCTGAACATAACTCTTACAGAAAGAAAAATTGAACCTAAAAAGGTTAAACTAAAACATCAAATCTTTATTCGAAAAACAAATAGAGACTACACAAAAGTATTTATATGGATCATATTAGGAGTCATTACAATTGCTATATGGACAACAATTTACAACTTAATATTTTAATAAACAATGGGTAAGTATCAATCAACAAAATTATTCGACAACTATTCAGTAGCAATCAGACAATGGAAAGCACAGCATTCACATTGTCAGTTACTTCATGGTTATGCATTAGAATTCAAAGTATGGTTTGAATCAATTGAACCTTTAGAGGAAAATCAATTAGATGAAATGAACTGGATTATGGATTATGGTGGATTCAAATCACTTCCTAAAGGAGGAGAATCAGTTGAAGAATTAAAGAAAACAGGAAACGGGCTAAAAGATTGGATGGACTATATGTGGGACCACACTCTATTAATTGAGAAAGATGATCCACAATTAGAAACATTCCAATACATGCAAGAATTAGGATTATGTCATTTAAGAGTTATGGATAAAATTGGAGCAGAATCAGCCGCTAAAATGGTTTATGACAAGTTTAATGATGTAATGTCTAAAAGTGGTGGTGGTAGAGTAAAAGTAGTAAAAGTAGAATGTTGGGAAGCACCTAAGAATTCATCAATTTATATTGGATAAGATGGCTGTAGCAGGACATACTCTAACAATGGATGAATTCCATCAGTACTTACAGAATGTAATAGACTCTGACTTAAATCTAAGACAAAAAGTAGTAGCAGTAGAAAGGTATATAAAAAACATAACAGGAAGATGAAAAGAATAGTTATAAAATTTATTATGTTTTTAGCTAATAAGCTAGGATATGATATTGTATTAATAAAATACACTTCTGGAGAGATTTCACTGCAGGGAGATGGAAGGCTTTTAAACTTTGTAGATACTATCAACTATATGCAGCATATTCGAAAAGTAAAAAATATAGAATAAAATGAAAAGAATAGAAGACTATAACAAAACACTTCCTATTGTAGAGCTATATACAGCAGTATAATCAGAAGGAAGTAGAGCAGGTTACCCAACAGTGGTAATCAGAACAACAGGCTGTACTCATAGATGTTGGTTCGGAGATGGTGGATGGTGCGATTCTTGGTACACAAGTATCCATCCTGAAAAAGGACATATTAGTTTCCAAGACATTATTAACATGTATGATGCAAATCCTCACATCACAGAGATGATGTTAACAGGAGGATCACCAACAATGCACCCAGCATTAGTAAATGAATTAACACATTTTGCACATGAAAGAAATATTTTCATTACAATTGAGACCGAAGGAAGTCATTTTCTTGAAACGGATTACCCAATCAACCTGTTATCAATTTCTCCGAAGTTTTCTAACTCTGTTCCTAAAGTCGGTGTTCTCACCCCTCAAGGAGATGTGGTTGACGATAAAATGGTTAAGCAACATAACAAATTAAGATTGAATTATGAGGTAATGGCTAAATCAATCGCTTACCATTCTGACTATCATCTGAAACCAGTATGGGATGGAGAGGATCAACAAGCATTGGAAGAAATTATGGGTTGTATTAAGGTACTAGACATACCTCAAGAAAAAGTATGGTTCATGCCAGCTGGTGATTCAAGAGAGGCTTTATTCAAATCATATCCAAAAATGTTTGATTGGGTGAGAGATAATGGATATAGATTAACCTGGAGACCTCACATCATTGCATTTGAAGATCAAAGAGAGGTGTAATGGATTTTAGAGAAGCTCATTTAACCGAAGTAGATATACTAAACACCTTATGGTGGATGTGGAGTAATTCACAACTTACTTTAGGTGATGTAAAATTTCATGCGGGATGTTTGGATCTCGAAATAGAGTTCATTACATTAGACGGATATAAATTTATAAGTAAAGATAAAAAAACAACTTATTCTTATGACAGAAAATAATAGAAAGAAAATCCACAACGATTTAGAAGTGGTACAAGAAGGTTTTGCAAATGGTGTTGCACCTGGGTTCCCATTAAGTACTGAGGCAAAGTTAATTATGATTGAAGAAGCAGCTGAAGCTTATGGTAAATTTTTAGATGCATTAGGTTGTGATTGGAAAAATGATCCAAACTCATCTGATACACCAAGACGTGTAGCTAAAGCTTATGTTAATGATTTATGGAAAGGTAGATATACTCCAATGTCAGAAATCACTTCATTTCCTTCAGATGGTTATGATGGAATTGTAATCGAAAGAAATATTCCATTAACATCAATGTGTTCACATCACCACCAAACAATTGGAGGAGTAGTTCATATTGGTTATGTAGTAGGTGAAAATGGTAGAGTAATTGGTTTATCTAAATTAAATCGTATTGTAGAACATTTTGGAAGAAGAGGTGCTATTCAAGAACAATTAACATCTGCCATTCATCAAGCAGTAAATAAAATTTGTGAAAATAATAGAGGTGTAATTGTTTCTATTGTTGGTACTCACAATTGTGTATCTTGTAGAGGTGTTAAACATCAAGGTGCGTCAATGGTTACAACTAAAGCATCAGGTGTATTTTTAGAAAATGGAAACTTAGCAAGAGAAGAGTTTTTTGATTCAATTAAAATCAATAACGGTAACCATCCAATATAATGGCTTTAAAAATACAAAATAAAATCTACTTAAGTTGGGACGATATATCCCAACTAGTAGATACATTATGTGAAAAAATTATTACTGAAATACCTAATATAGACTCAGTATTTGGCGTTTCTAGAGGTGGTTTAATACCTGCGGTTATGGTTTCCCATAAGTTAAATTTACCTTGGTCAAAGGTAATGTTACCTAATACCTTAGTAATAGACGATATTGCAGATACCGGGCATACCTTAAAAAATACTGTAGGTTGTTATACAGCGGTTTTATTCTATAAGCCTCATACTTCTTGTTATACACCCCATATTTATGCTCAAGAACATAATAGTAATGAATGGGTAATTTTTCCTTGGGAGAATAAAAATTCTGAATCTATACAAGATTATTTAAAAACAAATTAAAATATGGCAACAGCTGAACAAATTTTACAAATTACCGAAGTTATCACAAATTTAGGAAAAGACATCTTAATTGAAGAAGAATCTAAAAAAAATGCATCATCTAAAGATTTACCTATAATAGAACAAAAGATTCAATATCTTGAATCTATTTTAAAAGAACATAAAGATAAGCTTCAACAACTTATTTCTAAATAATAAATGGCAAAAAATTTTGATCCAAATTCTCCTTCAAAAGGGTTAGGTGATACAATTGCCAAATTTACTCATAAAACTGGTATAGCCAAAACTGTAGAAGTTGTAACTAAAGCCTTGGGCTTAGAAGATTGTGGATGTGATGGAAGGCAAGAATGGGTTAACAATTTAGTCCCTTATGAGAATCAACCTAATCCTAATGTTTATTATAATCCTGATAATATAGTAGAAGTAGAAGAAGGAATATATGAGATAATGTATGAAATTCATGCCACTAAAGAAAATTATAAATTTGATTATAAAGTAGGTGAAAAAGTTTTGATAGATAAAAATCATTTATTATATTCAAATTGGTCTTATTATATAATGGTAGGCGCAGTTAAAAAACAAAATTAAAATTAAAGTTATGACCCAATTAGAACAAAAACAACAAGAGTACATTGATTTACTCACAAATCAAGTCATGGATTTATCTATGATGTCTAAAATTGAACTAGGAGATGATGTTATACTCCAAATTAGAGAATTAAAACATGAAATTGAACATCTAAATCAATATTCAGTACCTTTTATTGACGAAGTAGAAGAATTTAATGCCCTAATGGGTAAACCTAATAACTATGAACCAAACATCCCCGAAAGAAAAGAATGGGAATTTGTATACAATTTCATCATTGAGGAATTGGAAGAATATAGAGAAGCTTGCGAAGCAGGAGACATCATTGAGGTTCTGGATGCTTTGTGTGATATTACTTATGTTGCCACTGGGAACGGTGCTATGTTACATGGCCTTAAGGATAAGGTATGGCCGGCATATCAAGAAGTACAAGCTTCAAATTTATCAAAAGCTTGCCAAACTGAAGAAGAAGCTAAAGAAACTGTCATTCAAAGATCGAGTGAGCAAGGTGAAGAGTGTCATTACGAAAAAGTTGGAGACTATTTTATCGTATATAGATCAAGAGACAGAAAAGTAATGAAAAATGTTAATTACTTTAAACCTAATTTAAAACAATTTTTTACAGATAAAGAAATACAAAAATCATATTTAAAACAAATTACTAACATTTAAAATAAATTAACATGAATGGAATTGAAGTTATTATCCTAATAGGATTAATTATTGTTATAGCTGCTGGAGTAGGGTACTACATGACAAAAGAATTACCTACTCTAAAAAGTATGGAAGAAGATCCTAAAAAAGATATTACAACCTACCCCGCACCATTATCGCTAACAGAATCGGCAAAAGAACTTATCAAAGAAATTGACAAAGTAGCAAAAGTACCAACTACACCTAAAGAATCACAGCAGTTAGCAAAAGATCTTGTAGACGTAGTGACAACACCTACTAAAAAGAAAAAAAAATATTACCCTAAAAAAAAGTAATAATATAAATAAAGGTTATAATGAGTTATAAAAATATAACAACTACTTCATTAGGGAAAAATAGGTATAATATTACCTTATGGACTGATGATGGAGTAGAACAGCATGAATTCCAAAATTATGCCTATGAAGTGTGTAGCCAAGACCAGGCTACACATTTTGGTCTAAATGGAGAACCTTTAAAAAAAGTAACTTATTGGGAAGGGAGTAATCCATGTATTCATTATCATGATATGCCTATACATCAAAAATTTTTAATTGATAAATATGGTATTAATGATGAACCTTCAACTACTCATCAAGAAATATTTTTTGATATTGAGATTGAAATGGGTGGCGCACTTACACCTGAATATATTAGGAAAGCACCTAAACCTGTTACATCAATTGCTTGGTGGCATAAACAAGAAGATAAATGGTATATTTTAATTTTAGATAAAGATAATAAAATTGAAAAAACTACTATAGGAAATAAGTATATTATTCCTGTTCCAAATGAAAGAGAATTATTAAATAAATGGTTAAATTATTTAACTAAGATTAATCCCGATATTTTAATTGGTTATAATAGTGATTATTTTGATATACCTTATCTATATTATAGAATATTAAATCAATTAGGTGAACGTAGAGCTAATACCTTATCTTCAATAGGTAAAATTAAAGAGCAAAAATATACTAGAGATGATGGAATTATAATCTATAATGAAGATCAACCTATAAGAATTGAAGGAACTTATTCTTTAGATTATATTCGTTTACATAAAAAATATTCATTTGCAGATGAACCTTCTTACAAATTAGATGCATTAGGTGAAAAATATTGTAAATTAGGTAAAATTGAATATGAAGGTAGTTTAGATAGATTATTTGAAACTGATAAAGAAAAATTTATTGAGTATAATTTTCGAGATGTCGAAATTTTAAAAGAACTTGATAATAAATTCAACTATATTAGTTTAACTAAAAATCTAGCTCATAAAGGTAAAATCCATTACGACGATGTTTACCAATCTTCTAAGATTCATGATGGCGCTATTTCAGCTTTTTTATTATCAGAAGATATAATACCTCCATCACGGGATAGAAACCCGATTAAAAAAGCTAATTACGCTGGTGGTTATTTATTTTGTCCTAAAGCTGGTTTATACCGTTATATGTTTGATGAGGATTTAACTTCATTATATCCTTCAATTATTATGTCTCTTAACATTGGTAAAGAAACATTAATAGGTAGGATTATTGATTTAAATGATAGAAATAATCATTTAGGTTTAAATGACTTAATAAATGATATTGAAGACAGACCTCGCACTACTGAATGGTTCACTAATAAAGATAAATTCAATAAAATTGATTGGACTTCTTCTAAAATAGTTAAACTTCTTCAACAATATAATTTGGCTATCTCGGCAAATGGTGTTATATTTCGTACAGATAAAGAGTCAGTATTATCAACTATATTAAATAAATGGTTTGATGAAAGGGTTTTATATAAAAATTTAATGAAAAAAGCTTATAAAGCAGGAGACATAGTAGGTGGTGAAAAATATCATTTATTACAATATACAATGAAGATCTTACTTAATTCACTTTATGGCGCTACAGCATTACCAACATTTAGGTATGGTAATGTAATATTATCAGAAGCAATTACATTAAGTGGTCAACGTATTATTCAAGAATCAGCACTTTGTGTTAATAGACATATGAATCAAGTTATTAGAGGTGAAATTAAATTAGAGATATAATGGCATTAAAAGGACAATCAATTAGAAACGGAGTTACTATTAACATAAATGGTGTTAAAACTGAAAAACAATTAATTATTGAATTATCTGAAAGTTGGGATGAATCCCAAGAAAAATTCTTTAAGAAAATGCTTAAACAAGGAGGTAAATGTAAAGTTAACGGAAACTCATTTGAAATAATTCTTAAAGAAAGATCTGATATAGATTCAAAAGGTAATAGACCAATTAATTTACCACCAATACCAGGAGAAAGAACATTTTAATATGAAACATTTAGAAGATACTCCATGGTGGATCTGTGATGAAGGTGACTTTAATTTCTGCGCATATGTTGATACTGATTCTAATTACTTTAACGCTGAACCCTTATTAAAACATTTATACCCAAATTTTGATGAAAAATCAGATCAAGAGAAAGATGATTTATTAGAAAAAGTAGCTCTAAAATATCAAGATATTATAACAGAACATTATAATACACTAGCCAAAGAAGCTTTTAATATTAATACACACCGATTAGAAATGAAAACTGAGTGTGTTATTCGTTCTGCTTATTTTAGGGCTACAAGACGTTATGCACAATGGATTACTAAAAAAGAGGGTATAGTTAAAGAGGAATTAGATATAAAAGGTTTAGAATTTAAGAAAGCTAATTTTCCTAAATATTTTGGTAAATTTTATCAAGAAATCCTTGAATTAATTATTAAAGGTACCCCACAAAGTATTGTAGATAAAAAAATTCATGATTTTAGACAAGAAGCTACTTCATCTGATATTGACTTTACTTTAATCGGTAATCCTACATCTGTTAAAACTTTAAATGAGTATGTAGCTGCTCATCCTAGACCTGGTAAAATATTATCTGAAATAAAATCTGGAGCCGGTGCGTCTGTTAAAGCTGCTATAAAACATAATGATTTATTAAGATTTTGGCAATTAGATTTAAAACATAGTCAAATAGTACAAGGTGATAAAGTAAAATGGGTTTATTTAAAAAATAATCCTTATAATATAGAAGCAATTGCTTTTTTAGAATTTGATATGGCTGATAAAATTAAAGATTTTATAAATGAATATATTGATAGAGGAAAAAGTTTTGAAACTATATTACAAAAAAAATTACAAGGATTTTATGATGATCTTGAATGGCAATTACCACCGGCGAATCCACTAATACATAAATTTTTTATATTCAACTAATGGATAAAACAATATTAACACAAATTATTGAAAGTTTTTACTTAAATGGGTTAACATCTCAAGTTAAATTTAAAGTAAAAAACAATGAAGCCCACATTAAATTCGCAGTCGATAACAAGGATTGTATAGGGGAAGTTATAGCGCCTATAACCTTAGAAGATTGTGAAATAGGTATTTTTAATACTAGTCAATTACTTAAATTACTTCATATAACTAATGATTTTATTGAATTAAAATTAGAAAAGCAAAATAATCATTTTTTAAAATTACATATTAGTGATAATCAATTTGATTTATCTTATAATTTAAGTGACTTAGGGTTAATACAAGACCCAGGTGTTGTTCCTAATTTACCTCCTCATGATTTAGAATTTGATATTAATTTTGATTTCACTCAAAAATATATTAAAGCACATAACGCGTTAGATAAACCGCCTCGTTTTGAAGTAGGTGTATCTAAAGATTTTAAAAATGATGAAGTTATTAATTTTATGATTGGTGAAAAATCATCTTATTCAAATAAAGTTAATTTCACTGAATCCGGGAAGATTATAAATAAAATAAAACCTATAGCTTTCAGTGCTAATAATTTTAGAGAAGTAATATCTGTAAACAAAAACGCAGTAGGTAAAGTATATGTTTATAAAGATGGATTATTAAAAATTAATTTAGAAGAAGCAGGTGTAAAATCAGAATATTTTCTTGTAGCCTTACATGAGTAGTAATATTTATGACAAATGACCTAAGGGCAATTTAAATCATTTATAAACGAGTAGCTAAAGCACTCACAAAACGTAAATCATTATGAGTACACAATTCAATGAATGGGATATCTTATTCCACAATTTCTTCTATCCGACTAGCGGATTTGGCTCAGCAGCCACAACAAAACAACCACACCCACTTAACATTTTTTATGACGAAACCGGCCTTTACTTTGAAGTGGCATGTACTGGTCTTACTAAAGATGATGTTAAAATAGATATCGAAGAGGATATCTTAAAAATTACCTACAACAAAGACCCAGAAGAACTCCACCCAGGAACAATCCATAGAGGATTGGCAAAGAGAGCTTTTAATTTAGGTTATAAAATTTCCAGTAAATATGATTTAAGTAAAACTGATGGTAAACTAGAAAATGGTTTATTAGAAATCTTTATTCCTATTACTGAAAAAGCAAAACCAAAAACAATAAAAATAAAATAAAAACCTTAAGCCCTTAGGTTAAGTTTTATTTGGATAATTCAAAAAAATTTATTATATTATATAATAAAATTATAAGTTATGGCAAACACACAATTTAAAGGTAGGCAAAAAGGATCTACTAAAAAAACTTCTACAATTTCAGATCCATTATTAGGCAATTACAAAATAATTGTTGATGATGAAAGTTATAATTTAATTTATATAGATCCTGAAACTAAAAGAGAAAAAATAATTGGTTATTATACTAGATTAATTAGTGCTTTAAAATTTGTAGTTAAAACTCAAACTATTGAGAAGAAACCTACCTACACTATTAAAGAGTATATCCAAGAATTAGAAACCGTTTTAAACAATTTAAACAATTTAATTAACAATGAGTAAATTAAAACCAAGAGGTGGTAGTATCATCTTGAAACAACTTGAAGAAAATGAAATGAAAGTTGGGAACATTATTATTCCTGATGTAGGTCATGAAAAATCACTTGTAGCTGAAGTTATAGCAGTATCAGATGTATTTAATTGGCATAGAGGAGAATTTGTACCATCCGATCTAAAAGTAGGTCAAAAAGTAGTTATCCCACCAATGGGTGCACAAAAATTAACATTAGATAATATAGATTATTTAATTATTTCACAAGAACAAATCCCATCAATTATAGAAGATTAATTATGACAGAAACAGTATTTGGACCCGAATTAAAAACAAAACTATTAGAAGGAGTTAGAAAACTTAATAATAGTGTATCATCTACCTTAGGACCAGCAGGTAGAACAGTATTAATTAAAGGTGACTATGGCCAATTGACAGTAACCAAAGATGGTGTGTCTGTAGCTAAAGCCTTTAAAGAATTAGAAGACCCAGTAGAATCAACAGGTGCTGAATTGGTGCAAAAAGTATCAGTTAAATCAGCAAATGAAGTTGGAGATGGAACAACTACAGGTACTTTATTAGCATATGCACTTTTAGAAGAAGGCTTAAAACATGTTAACGCAGGACAAAACGCGGTAGAAATTAAAAAAGGTATTGATGATGCTGTAGAAGAAATTAAAACCGCTCTTAACAATCTAACGGAAGATATTTCCGATAATCAACAAATCAAAGAAGTTGCTACTATTTCAGGTAATAATGATACAGAAATTGGGAATTTAATAGCTACCGCTTTAGAAAAAGTAGGTAGAGATGGAGTAGTTGCCATCGAAGAGTCAAAATCAGGTGAAACTTCACTTGAAGTTGTAGAAGGTATGCAATTTGATAGAGGTTATAAATCACCTTATTTTGTAACTGATAATAATACAATGACAGCTGTATTAGATAATCCTTATATCTTAATTTACAATGGTAGAATAACATCTGTAAACGAATTAGTACCTGCTTTAACATTAGCTAATACTGAAAAACGTTCGTTGTTAATTGTAGCTGAAGATATAGATGGTGAAGCGTTAGCTATATCAATTGTTAATAAAATGAGAGGTGTTGTAAATGTAGTAGCGGTTAAAGCACCTGAATTTGGAGATCGTAGAACAATGGCTTTAGAAGATTTAGCTATTATTACAGGTGGTCAAGTTCTTTCTAAAGATAAAGGACATAAACTTGATAAAATTGATGTTAATACTTTAAAACAATGTTTAGGTACTTCTCGTACTACTACAATTAGTAAAGATAAAACAACAATTGTTGATGGTAAAGGTGAAGAAGCTGCAATTAAAACTAGAGCACAAGAAATTAAAAAACAAATTGATGATGCTGGTTCCCCATTTGAAAAAGAAAAATTGCAAGAACGTTTAGGTAAAATGATTGGTGGTGTAGCTATTATTAACGTAGGTGGTAATAGTGAATTAGAAATTAAAGAGAAAAAAGATAGAGTAGAAGATGCTTTATTCGCTACAAGAGCAGCTCTTGAAGAAGGTATTGTAATTGGTGGTGGAACAGCATTATTATATGCTAGAAAAGCAATTACATTTGAAGGTTCAAATGATTTTGTTTTAGGTAAAAAAATAGTTTATAAAGCTGTAACTTCACCATTCCAAAAAATATTAACTAACGCGGGACATGATCTTGTAGAAGTACAATATTTAGGTTCTAAATTAACTGATTCAGAGAAAGGAAGTAATTGGAATGGTCTTAACTATAAAGACTTATCAACAATGGATTTCAAAGCAGCTGGTATTATTGATCCTAAAAAAGTAACTCGTATTGCATTAGAAAATGCAGCATCAGTCGCGGGTACAATTTTAACAACTGAATCTGTAATTTACGAGAAAAAAGAAGACACTAAAGAAGAAATCAATCCTATGCAAGGAATGATGTAATAAATTTGGAGAGGTGAAAACCTCTCCATATATTATAAAAGTTATGTTCAATAAAAAACACACCTTATTTACTGAAAAGTACCGCCCAGATATCTTAAAAGGATATATTGGTAATGAAGATTTTAAATCATCCTTACAACAATGGATTGATACTAATGATATCCCTCATTTATTACTTGCGGGTCCTGCTGGTACGGGAAAAACAACAGCTGCTAAATTAATAGTAAACAATATTAATTGTGATTTTATATACATTAATTGCTCAGATGAAAATGGTGTTGATACTATTAGAGATAAGGTAAAGTCGTTTGTTTCTGCTGCTAGTTTTAAACCACTTAAAGTGGTTATAATGGATGAAGCAGATTTTTTAACTATTAATGCCCAAGCAGCTCTTAGAAACGTAATTGAAACTTATAGTTTAAACGCTCGTTTTGTATTTACTTGTAATTTTATAGAACGAATCATTGACCCAATCCAGTCTAGAACTGTTATGTTTGAGTTAATACCTCCTTCTATGCAAGATGTAGCATTTAAATGTGTTGAGATTTTAGATTTAGAGGGTGTGACTTACACTAGGGCTGATATAGTAAGAATTGTTAAACAAACTTACCCTGATATTAGAAAAACTTTAAACTTATTACAATCCTCTATTAAAAATGGAGAATTAGTAGAAAGTAGAACTAATACTAATTTTAAACAAACCTCTGATAAAATAATCGAATTACTTAAAGGTCAAAACATTAAAAACTTTACTACTATAAGACAGTTAGTAATGGATTCAAATGTTAGAGACTATAATGAATTATATAGGATATTATTTGAAAGATCAGATGAGTATAGTAACTCAGCAGTTACTACTCTTATAATAGCAGATTACCAACATAAATCAATTATGGCACCTGATAAAGAAATTACATTTTGTGCCTGCATAGCTAAATTATTAACAACTAAATAAAAATGGAAAATCAACAACCACAAATGAGCTTAGATTTAAGCAAAACAACCCCAATTTTAACTTCTAATGGAGGTAAAATTTGGCATCAAGGATATCTTTTAAGAAAAGTATCTAAATTTATTACTGGTACTAATGAAGATAATGTACTACCAATTCAAGTATTTTATGACCCAGAAACTGGTGAGGTTTTAAAAGATGGTTTACCTGATGAATTCAGATTCATTCTAGAAGATGGACAAGAAGGTCAATAACATATTTGATTGGGTAAAACAAATATCTTATGATAAAGAATCATGGTCCTCATTTTCGAATGAGGAGCATGAGATCTTTAACAATTTTATGATTAATAAGATAATCTCAATGAATCCAAACTATATTGAATTAGTAGCAGAAATTCAAGAATATCAAATACCCAAACAGAAGTTATATGAATTTTATTGTAAAACTTTGCCTAAACAAAAATTCTTTAACAAATATCAAAAACCTTCTAAGCAACAGTATAGTAAGGAAGTATTAAACTTATTATCTGAATACTTTCAAATTAGTACTAGAGAAGTTTTAGATTATTGTAATATATTGATGCAACAAGACATAAAAGATATTTTACAGCAATTAGGTAAAGAAGAAAAAGAAATTAAAAAACTATTAAAATGAGTGACTCAATAACAAAATGGGCAGAAATGAATGATAGAGAAGCAACATTTACAATCGATAAAGATAAAAACTCATTAGTAACCCATCCTAAACATTATGGTGGTAAAGATAATCCTTACGAAGCTATTAAAGTTATAGAAGCTTGGGAAGTAGGATTTAATCTAGGAAATACACTTAAATATATTTCTAGAGCAGGTAAAAAAGATAATATAATTCAGGATTTAGAAAAAGCTCTATTTTATTTAGATAGAGAAATCCAAAACAGAAAAAAACGTGGCTAAACAAATCCCACCAATATTAAAGGATCTTAAAAAAATAATAGTTCCTCCCGTCAATTACGAAGTTAATAAGTATATATCCTACTCACAATTAAGTATGTTTTCTAACTGCCCGTTTCAATGGGGTTTGAAATATAGAGATGGATTTAAAGTATTTGAACCTAGTATACACGCGGTGTTTGGAACAGCTTTACACTTAACTTTACAAAACTATTTAACCGTATTGTATGAAGAAAGTGGAGTAGCCGCAGATCACTTAGATATTGAAACAGATTTTAAAAATGCCTTAAAAAACGAATACAAACTCACTTTAGAAAAAAATGATAATGTTCATTTCTCCACAGCAGCAGGACTAGCAGAGTTTTGTGATGATGGGATTCAAATTCTTAATTTTATTAGAGAGAAAAGAACCACTTACTTTTCTAAAAAAGGTTGGTATTTAGTAGGTTGTGAATTACCAATTGTTTTGAACCCTATTAAAACTCTAGAAAAAGTCTTTATAACAGGTTTTATTGATGTAGTGTTTTATCATGAACCTACTAATACAATTAAAATTCTTGATATAAAAACTTCAACTAGAGGTTGGGGTGATAAAGAGAAAAAAGATGATATAAAAATAGCTCAAATATTATTATACAAAAAATTCTTTGCAGAACAATATGATTTCCCAATTGATAATATTGAAGTAGAATACTTTATTACTAGAAGAAAGGTATATGAAGGAGGAGATTTTCCGCAGAAACGAATCCAAGAATTTAGACCAGCTGCGGGTAAAATTAAAGTGAACAAATCTACACAATTGTTAGAAGGATTTTTAAATCAAGTATTTGATTCTGAAGGAAATTACAATATGGTTGACTTAGAGAAAAAACCAAGTAAACATAATTGTCATTTTTGTCCTTATAAGAATAATCAAGACTTATGTGATAAAAATGAGGAAGTTAAAAAAACATTTAAATTTTATTAAAGTACATATATTTATATATAATAATAATAAAAATATAAATTATGTCACAAAATCAACAATTAACAAGTGTGAAGGTAGATAAAGATATCTTTGAGGCTTTCAAAATCGAAACAATTAAAACAAAATTTTCATTACAAAAATTAGCAGACAGGTGTATGCATTTATACTTAACAGACCCTGAATTCCAAAAAATGGTCCATGATCATATGAATTTAGAATTAGAAAAATAATATGAAGATAACAATAGTACAAAACGACGAAAATCTTTTAGAATTAGATTCTGAAGGTATGTCATCAGAACAGATGGAATCATCTGAAAAAGAACTAAGAGAATTACTAGCAGATAAAGAAGTTCTAGAATGGAATTTAAAATTCGAAGAAGGTACGTCTTCTGATGTTTTAGGTGATCTTGATAGCCTTGGTGCTTTTGTAGTAGAACAAATAGTTACAATTAAATAAATTTATGAAAGAAGGTTATATCCCAAAAGAACAAAGAAAAAAGATATTATTCATTTGCGATGATATCAGAATGCACTCAGGTGTAGCTACAATGTCTAGAGAAATAGTTTTAGGTACAGCTCATCATTATAATTGGGTATCAATAGCAGCAGCAATTGATCATCCTGAAGCAGGGCAAAGATTAGATTTATCTCAAGCTACTAATCAAGAAACAGGCCTAACCGACGCATCAGTTATATTATATCCAAATAATGGTTATGGTAATGCTGATTTAATTAGAGCTTTAATTAAAAGTGAAAAACCTGATGGGTTATTTTTCTTCACAGACCCAAGATATTATGATTGGTTGTTTGCTATTGAAAATGAAATCCGAAAACAAATCCCAATGATTTATATTAATATTTGGGATGATTTACCAGCTCCTTTATATAATAAAGCGTTTTATGAATCATGTGATACTTTATTAGCAATTAGTAAACAAACTAAGAACATCAATGAAATGGTTTTAGGTGCTAAAGCTAAAGACAAAATTATTACTTATGTACCTCATGGTATTAATGAAGAAGTATTTTATCCTATTAATACTTCTGAAGAGATGGGTAAATTACAATTAATGAAATCAAAACTATTTAATGATAAGGAATTTGACTTTACATTACTTTTCAATTCTAGAAACATTAGAAGAAAGTGTATTAGCGATTTATTAGCCGCTCATAAATTATTTCTAGATTCTTTACCCAAAGAAAAAGCAGATAAAATAGCTTTAGTATTACATACACAACCCGTAGACAATAACGGTACTGACTTATATGCTGTTAGAGAATTATTATTTGGTAGAGATTCAAATGTATTTTTCTCAGACCAGAGATTAGAACCTAAAGAAATGAATTTACTCTATAATATAGCAGATGCAGTGGTATTACCTACTTCAAATGAAGGGTGGGGATTAGCATTAACAGAGGCTATGATGTCAGGTAAAATGATTATTGCCAACGTAACAGGTGGTATGCAAGATCAAATGAGATTTGAAGATGAAAATGGTAAGTGGGTTGATTTCACTTCTGAATTCCCTTCAAACCATTTTGGCAAGTATAAAAAACATGGTAAATGGGCAGTACCAGTATTTCCAAATAACATGTCTTTAGTAGGTTCACCAACTACACCTTACATTTGGGATGATAAATTAGACTTTAGAGAATTGGCTCAAGCTATTCAAAAAGTATATGAAATGTCACCTGAAACCAGAACTGAAAATGGATTAGCAGCTAGAGAATGGGTTACATCAGATGAGTCAGGTATGTCAGCTAGAGTGATGTGTAAAAATATTATTAAAGATATTGATTTAACTTTAAACACATTTACACCAAGAAAATCATTTGAATTTATTAAAACAACAGAGATACCAGCATTAGAATTGGTTCACCCACTAACATATTAATAGATAATATTGAGTTTTCCGTTGGGTACATATATTTATTAATATAAATGCGTACCCAATGGATTATCAAATAATTTACAATCAACTAATAGAAAGAGCTCAAAATAGAACCTTAGAAGGTTATAAAGAAAAGCATCATATCCTCCCTAAATGTTTAGGAGGAAATAATAATAAAGAAAATCTAGTAGAACTTACAGCAAGAGAACATTTCTTATGTCATATGTTACTCTGTGAAATATACCCTAAAGAAAATAAACTTAAACATGCCTTATTCCTAATGTCTATAGGTAAACAAAAAGTGAAAGAAAATCATTATGTTATAGGTTCTAGAGTGTATGAAAGACTTAAAACTGAGTATTCTCAACTTTTAACTGGTAAAAATCAATCACAGGAAACTAAGGATAAAAAGAGTAAAACTATGTTAGAAGTTTGGGAAAATAAAACCCAAGAAGAAAAATCTATAATAGGGTTAAAAAGATGGGATACTAGAGTTAAAAATGGAACTACTAATATTAAAAGTATTAATAGAAGCAACTCACTAAAAGGTAGAAAAATTACTTGGGATAGAGGAGTTAATAAAGCTATACTTCAATATGATAAACAAAACAACTTTATCAAAGAATGGCCAAGTATAGCAGAAGCTCAAAGGCAAATAGGAGGTGATATAAAATCAGCTCTAAACGGTAGATCAAAAACTGCTGCTGGTTTTGTTTGGAAATACAAAAAATAGTTATTATATTAAAATAAAAAAAAAATGAAAAATACATTTGTTATATCATGCCCTATAGATTGTTATGCGGGATATGGGGCTCGTTCAAGAGATTTAGTTAAAGCCTTAATTAACCTAGATAAGTACGATGTTAAGATTATGCCACAACGTTGGGGTAATACACCTTGGAACTTTATTGAGGATCATAAAGAAGAATGGGGATTCTTAGTTCCCCATATAATGACTACTCAAATGACTTCACAACCTGACATTTGGGCCCAAATAACTGTACCTAATGAATTCCAACCTATAGGAAAATATAATATTGGCATAACAGCTGGTATTGAAACTACAGTATGTGCTCCACAGTGGATTGAAGGGATGAATAGAATGAATTTGAATTTAGTCTCATCTGAACATTCTAAAAAAGTATTCTTGGATTCTAAATTCCAAAAACAAGATGACCAAACTAGACAAGTAATAGGTACTGTTGAATTAACAGCACCAATTGAAGTATTATTTGAAGGAGTAGACATAACTAAATACTTTCCAGTAACATTAACACCAGCTTCAGAAATAGGTCAAGCATTAGATACTATAGAAGAAAATTTTGCCTTCTTGTTTACAGGTCACTGGTTACAAGGTGATTTAGGTCAAGATAGAAAAGACGTAGGTGGTTTAGTTAAAATATTTTTTGAAACATTCAAAAATAAGAAATCCAAACCCGCTCTTATCTTAAAAACAATGTCTGGTCCTGCTTCTATTACTGATAGAGACCAAATATTAAAGAAAATTGATATAATTAGGGGTACAGTTAACTCTAAAAACTTACCTAATGTTTACCTATTCCATGGTGAGATATCAGATGATGAAGTAAATCAATTATATAACCATTCTAAAATTAAAGCAATGGTTAGTTTAACTAAAGGTGAAGGGTTTGGTAGACCATTATTAGAGTTTACTCAAACTAAGAAACCAGTTATTGCTTCAAATTGGAGTGGTCAAGTTGATTTCTTAAATTCAGAATTCACATCTTTAATACCAGGTAATTTAACCTCAATACATCCATCTGCTCAAGTTAAAGATATGTTAATTGAAGGTTCACAATGGTTTACAGCTGATTATGGTTTTGTAAGTGGATTATTAAAAGATTATTTTGAAAATTATAAAAAATATCAAGATAATGGTAAACGTTTAGCTCATTATTGTAAAACTAATTTCTCATTTGAAAAAATGCAAGAAAAATTAGATACAATATTAACTTCTAATATACCTGAATTCCCAAAACAAGTGCAGTTGAAATTACCTCAATTGAAAAAAATTGAATTACCAAAATTAAAAAAAGTAGAATAATGAAAGATAAAGTAATAGAAAGTCCTTTAAATGGTGGGTTATGTTATGTAACACCTATTAATGAAATTAAAAATAGTTATTTTTGTTTCTCAACAGGGTTTCAAACAAATGATTTAATGGTTGAGGGTGAATTTGATTTTGAAACCTATGAAGAAACACTCCCTGAATTATATAAAGATCTAAAAAGAGTAGACGATAATAAGAGAGTATGGTACCCAGCTACTATAAATATTCAGGACAAAGGAACAGTATTTGCAAATGGTAATAGTAAGGATAATTGGGTATGGGCCGGAGTATTAGCTGTTGAGGTAAGCGAGGAAGAAAAAGGCAAATTTAAAATACCTGGTACTGAAGAGTTTTATACTTATAAAACTGATATTAAAACCTTAAAAAATTATTCACAAGAAGATTTTATTGAGGCTTTAGATTATATAGGATTTTTTCAAGAAAAATAATATGAAAATAAGTTATGCAATAACAGTTTGTAATGAATTGGAGGAAGTGAAAAGACTAGTCAACTTCCTCCATTCCAACAAACGTGAACAAGATGAAATAGTTATTCTATTTGATGAAAAAAATGGTACACAGATAGTAAAAGACTACCTAACATCCATAGCTCACCAGGCTGCAGTAGCAGTTCATGATTTTGAAAATCACTTTGCTGATTGGAAAAACTTACTAACATCATACTGCACTGGAGATTATATCTTTCAGATAGATGCTGATGAGATTCCTCATCTCAATTTAATTGAAAACCTACCTACACTATTAGAGACCAACGACATTGACATGCTCAGAATACCTAGAGTTAATACCGTAGAAGGATTAACAGAGGAACATATTAAGAAGTGGGGATGGAATGTAAACGAAAAAGGATGGGTGAACTGGGCTGATTGGCAAATGAGAATTTATAAAAATGCTCCTCATATTAAATGGGTTAATAAAGTACATGAAGTATTAGAAGGATTTAAGATTCACGGTATGCTTCCAGTAGAAGAGGAGTGGGCTTTGTACCATCCAAAAACAATTGATAGACAAGAAAGACAAAATAATTACTATGATACTCTCTAAAATAAATAGTATGAAAACCGTTTTATTTTTTGACCCAAACCTTAGAGAATTAGTAAATAATTTTGATCCTCAAAAATATTTTATTATATTAAATGAGTTATTTAATTATACTAAAGAAAATTTAACAACCAAAAATATAGCAAATTATATATTATCAAAAATATGATCCAATTAGAAGACATTCAAAAATTAGTAGGTAATCATTTACCACCTTATTTACTTAATAGCAAAAAATTCATCCCAGGTGAAAGTACAGTATGGTATTCAGGTCCATATTGGAATAATAAAGAAATTGAAGCTGCTTTAGATACTTTCCTAAATGGAGCTTGGGTCACAACTGGGGCTAAAGTTAATCGTTTTGAAATGAAATTCGGAAAAAAATTCAAAACAAAATACTCTCATATGGTCAACTCAGGTTCATCAGCTAACCTAGTATTAATTGCTGCCTTGAAAAAACGATTCAATTGGGCTGACGGAGACGAAATCATTGTATCACCTGTAGGATTTGCAACCACTATATCAGTTATTGATCAAAATAAACTAAAACCTGTATTTATTGATATTGAATGGGATACTTTAAACTTTGATTTAAACCTAATTGAAGCTAAAATTACACCTCGTACTAAAGCAATATTTGTATCACCTGTATTAGGTAACGCCCCTGACTTTGATAAGTTAGTAGAGATAGCTCAAAAACATAATATATTATTAGTTGGTGATAATTGTGATAGTTTAGGTTCTAAATGGGATGATAAATACTTAAATGAGTATTATGTCGCTTATTCAAATTCATTTTACCCCTCACACCATATCTCAACAGGTGAAGGTGGTATGGTTTGTACTAATGATGAGGAACTTAAAAAGTTAGTTATGAGTTATTCATGGTGGGGTAGAGCTTGCTATTGTGTAGGTGCTGCTAACTTATTGCAGCAAGGTAGTTGTGGATGTAGATTTGGTAGACATTTAGAAGGATATGAAAATGATATTGATCATAAATATATCTTTGACAATATGGGTTACAATCTTAAACCATTAGATTTACAAGGTGCAATTGGTTTAGTACAGTTAGAAAAGATAGATGAAATTGATGCTAATAGAAAAAATTCTAAAACCCGATTAGATAAAATCTTTACTGATAATATCCCAGGACTTAGAGCAATTAACTCATTAGATAAAGCAAGCACTAATTGGTTCGGAACACCTTTTATATGTGACGAGCCTGGATTAAAACATAAATTAGTTCAACATTTAGAAGAGAATTTAATTCAAACTAGAAATTACTTTGCAGGTAATATTTTAATGCATCCAGGTTACAAACATTTAGGTGACTATAAAGAATTTCCTGAAGCAAATAAAGTGTTAGATAAGGTATTTTTTATAGGTGCTGCTCCTCATTACACTGAAGAAATATTTAGTTATGTTGAAGAAGTAGTTAAAAAATTTAATAAATAAAATGGATTTACAATCTAGTATAAAATCTCAAGGTGAGTATGTGACCCAAATTATCCATTTTACTGGAGGTGAAAAACGTACTTTTGAAAACATTAAATCTACATCAGTTAAGCAAGGCCAGTTTACTAAATTATTAACTAAAGATGGTAGAATGATTTTGATAAATGATAAAAATGTTCTCTGTATAGAGGTATTTTCTGAATGAAAGTAGTTATTTTAGGTGATGGATTATTAGGGAGTAATATTCATCAAATAATGAGATGGGATATTATATCAAGAAAACAAGATGGTTTTGATATTACTCAACCTGAATTGTTTCATAAATATTTTATAGAATGTCATGAAGGGGTTATCTTTACTCCTAAATACAATGTCATTATTAATTGTATAGCTAATACTAATACTTACAGTACTAGTAAGCAAGATCATTGGAATATAAATTATAAAGGAGTAGCAGACTTAGTTGATTTCTGTAACATTCATAACATTAAATTAGTTCATATATCGTCAGATTATGTTTATACTAATTCAATAGAAAATGCCTCAGAGAATGATGTTCCTATTCATGGTGACAACTGGTATTCATACACTAAATTATTAGCAGATGCTTATATTGAATTAAAATCTAATAATTATTTAATTTGTAGAGGTACTCATAAACCTAAACCATTTCCTTATGATAAAGCCTGGGTTAATCAAATAGGTAATTTTGATTATGTAGATTGTATAGCAACTTATATTACTTATTTAATTAATATGGATTTTACAGGATTATATAATATAGGTACTGAAACTAAAACAATGTATGAATTGGCTAAACAAACTAATCCTAATATTAAACAGGCCTTCAAACCCGAAAATATACCTACTAATACCACTATGAATCTTAATAAATTGAAAGAACAATGCTTATTAAAGAATTAGTAAATAAATCTGTATATGGAACTATAGGTTATATTTCTTCTCAAGAAGATATAGATACTTTAGAACAGTATTTAATTTATAATTTACCTATTTTAACTGAATATAAACAGATAATAGTCGCGACTAATTGGAAACAATTAGATTTAAACCTTATAAATCGACATATTGATATGTGGGAAAGGTATTTTCCTAATGTTGTAATAATAGACTCTGAAGTAAATAGAGGACATAACCATGGATATGCTGATTTAGATAATCTTATAATAAATTATTGTAAAGAGAACAATATAGATTGGTTATGTAAATCTGCTAATGATACTATATTGATTGATAGTTTTTTTGAAAAAGAAATACCTGAAGCCGATTTTTATTATTTAAATGGAGTAGGTTATGGTGGAATGGTTCCATTTAATTTTGATTTTGATAAAATAATAGAAGAAGCTTTTTACCCACAAACTAATTTCTATTTTATAAATGTATCTAAAATAGATTATTTAAATGATAAACAATTTTTGGATGAAACTTATAATTACATTCAAACTATAATCAATTATAATGGTAAAATATGGGAATATATTAAAGGATGGTCATGTGAAGATTTCTTAAAAAACTGTGTTCAAAGAAATAACCTTTCAAAACATCATTTAATTCCTTTAAATAAGTATCATATTCTTTTACAACATGTTAAAGATAATATTCTACATGATTGTAGTCATAAAAATCTATTAATAGAAGGAGTATGCCATATGCATTATAAAGAACAACCTATGACTATAATATGAAAAAGTATTTAATTATATCACCTCTAGGAGATAAATCCCTATGTGAAGAATGGCTTTACAAAGCATCTAATTTTGATATAGTATTTCTTTATTATGGGGATAATTTTGAAAAGGCCCAATATTATTTAAAATACACACCTTATATTTATTCAGCTAAAGGAACCAAATATTCATTAATTAAATCATTTATTCAGGATAATTTAGAATTTCTATCTCAATATACTCATATTTGGTTACCTGATGATGATGTTTCTATATCAACTGATGAAATTAATAGATTATTTGAGTTTGCTAAAGACCATGATTTAAGTATCTGTCAGCCTTCTATGGGTGGTTATGTATCTCATGAAATAACTAAACAAGTTCCTAATAGTTTATTAAGATATACTAATTTTGTAGAAGTATTAGCACCTATGTTTAATTTAGAGTCATTATTAAAAGTATATGAAACTTTTGATGAAAATTATTCAAGTTGGGGTTTTGATTACTTATGGGCACATTTACTTAATTACCCTCAAGATAAAATAGCTATTATAGATGATATAATAATGATTCATACTAAACCTGTGGGGCAAGATTATTCACACTTCCCAAGACAACCTTGGGATGAATTAATAGAACTTTTAAGTAAATATAATATTATTAAACAAGAAATTAATTATTCTCATATATGGAAAAAATAACATATTGTATACCTAGTAAATCTAATTTAAGATACTTAAAAACTTGTATACCTTCTATTAGAAATAACGCCCACCGACCTGACCATGACATTATAATATTTGTTGACTCAGATGAAGATGGTACTATAGAATGGTTAGAACAAGTTAAAGATAAATATAATTTATCTTATTATGTTAATCCGGATTTAGGGAAATCCTTATTTGGGATTGGTAAAGCCTATGATTATTGTATTGAAAAATCAACTACAGACGTATTTACAATTTTTCATGCTGATATGATGTTAGGTAAAGATGCTGATTTAAAAGCTTTTAATCATTTAAAACCTAAAACTGTAGTTTGTGCTACTCGTATTGAACCACCAATACATCCAAATAATGGAGAAAAAATCTTACTTGACTTTGGAATGTGGCCTGAAGAGTTTAAAGAAACTGAATTTAATGCTTACGTTGAACAGCATAATAGTGATAATAAAATCACTAATGGCATATTTGCTCCTTGGATGATGTATAAAAATGATTTTATAGCTTTAGGGGGTCATGATCCTATTCTACATTCATGTAGAGAAGACTCAGATGTATTTAATAGAATGAAATTAGCAGGATATGAATTTATACAACCCTGGAACTCATTAGTTTATCATTTAACAGGTAGAGGTGCTGGTAGTTTTGACGGTGATCCAGAACGTCATGCTAAATGGAAAGCTGATATGAATAGATCCACTTTAGAATTTATTCGTAAATGGGGTTCAAATGTAAATCATACAGAATTAATGGAACCTATTATAGCTCCTAAGTATAATATAGCTTATGTAATTAAACATGCTAATATGCAAATTGTAGAAGTGTTAGAACCTTGGTGTGATAGAATGTACATTGATGACGAAATGGGAGTATTGCGAGTAGCATATTTTGAGAATGAACATAAGAATACATCTTATGATTTAACCAAACGAGTTTTTGATACAAAATATAACGATCCTAAGGGAGAAAATGATATTATAGTGGAATTTGATGCTAAACAATTTACTAATGCTGATTTTGCCTTTCTACAAAAATTTCCTGAGGTAGTGAAAGATAATGGAGATATAGGTGAATTTGAATTTAATATATTTAAAATAACTATTAATTCAATGACTGAGTATCAAAATGATTTAATTTATCTTAATAATAATTAATATTTATACTAAAATGAATAATATGAAATTTAAATTACAAGATTTTTTCTTAAGTGAAGAACTTCTTAGAGAAGAAGGTGAATTAAATTATGAGGCTACTTTAGGTGGTGAAAAATTTAGAGTAGTAGTTGATGTAAATAAAAACCCAACTAAAAAAGGCATTAAAGTTAAATTCTTCCCAGTTAATGAACAAGGAATGGTACTTAATAATTTAACACCCGAAGAAATAGACACATTACAAAATAGTATCGCAACATCAATATCTAAAAAATTCAATGAATATGGTTTAGAATTTGACAGAGATACAGATGCCCCAGATAAACAAGCAGCCAATTTTCAAATACCTTTAGATTCAGTTTTTACTTTCATTAGAGATAAAGTATTAGGTGGAGGTGAAGAAGCATCAGCTGCAGAAACAGAGGTTCCAAATGAAGAAGAAAACACCTAATTTAGTTCTAACAAATTATAGTTTAAGAGGGGTACTAGATACCCTTTTTAATACTAAAATTCAAGAAATTTTATATGTTGAAACTTTTAACAATATAAAAAAAGCATTACAAGAAAAAAAACGAGAATGCGTTGTATGTGATATTGGACAATTAGAAACCACTATAACACTTTCTAAACCTAATTGGGAGCCTGCTTTATATTCAATATTAGAATATTATATTAAGATAGAGGATTATGATACATGTTCTCAAATTAATAAATTAATACAAGAGTTAAATGGAGAAGGAAGTAAAAAATAATCTTGAAGAGGGATTTAATAAACTTTTCAATACAACAATTAATATTAAAAGACAAAAAAAAGATAAAGAATTAAGAAAAAAAACTTTATTTATATCTCTTATTAAACAATATGAAGAATCTATATCCAATTCATTTAAGCTATTTGAAGGTTTTGGAATTGATCTAAAAGATTATGAAGATAATTACCATCAAATCATAGATAAAGTAATTCTATTAAGTTGGGGACCTGATATATATGAGGTAATTAATTATTATTTATATGATCGTTTTGCTATAGATGGGTTACCTAATTGTATTATAGAACAAATTGATGGGGAGGAACAAGAAGTGTTTTTAAGTAATCCTGAAGAATTGTATAATTATTTAGTAAATATAAATCCAAATTTTTTAAAATAAGTTATGGGAACTAGAGGCAAGGCCGCTAAAATTTACTCTAAAGAAGATTTATTACGTGCAATGAAGGTTACTAAAAGTATTAGAGCAGCTGCTCGATACTTAAACTGTTCATACCAGCATATTAAACCTTACTTTAAATCATACCGAGTTGACGACAACGATCCCAACTCACCTACATTATTTGATACTCACAAGAATCAATTAGGAAAAGGTATTCCCAAATTTCTAAAACATCATGGTAAAGACCCTGACCTACAAAAAATACTAACTGGTGAATTATACACTGAATCATTTAGTGTAGACAAATTCAAACGCAGACTAATTCAAGAAGCAATACTAGCAGAAGAATGTGTTTGCTGCGGATTTAAAGAGCAACGTGTATCAGATTATAGAGTACCATTATTAATTAATTTTAAAAATGGGAACAAAAGAGATTGGAAACGGGAAAATCTAGAATTCCTCTGCTACAATTGCTACTTTTTAACTATTGGAGATGTATTCACTAAGAAACAAGAACAGGGTATTGAAGATTATAATGAGGGTTATAAAGTAAATCAAGTAACATGGGAGTTAGATGAATACGCTGAAGAGCATTTTCGTTCATTAGGATTAATGGATGATAAGAAAGAGGATGATGACTTTATTTCTTATAATAAATAAGTTTGTTAATCTAATTTTTTCTTCGTATATTTATTTATATAACTTAAAATAATAATAATAATAATAATGAACAATAATTTTAATTTAAAACAATTCCTTACTGAAGGAAAATTATTAAAAGAAGATATTCAAAGCTCTTTTAAACAATTAGTAGATGCTATTCCTAATGAAAAGTATTTTTATATAGCAGATGAACAAGCTGATACTTTTTTTAATCCTGAAGAAAATGGCCCTGATTATAATTATGCTGGATTTGACGACTTCTCAGATGGGGATTTAGTAGATTATTTCTATGATGATATTTTTAATAATGAATTAAAAGGTAAACCCGGAGTTGAAGGGAATAATTTTAATGAATGGCAAAGTATAGATAGAGAAGAAAATCCTACAGAAAAAGGTGGTGGAAAAAATGAAATGTTACTCTATAATAAAATTAAACAAATAATTTCTGATTATAAAATATCAAAATTTTCAGATGAGATTCCTTTAACTTCAGAAATAAAAGATTATATTGATGAAACTATTCAAGATGCTAGAGATAGGGGAGAATTTGATTATTTACTTGATGCTGGTTTCTTTGGTACAGATTTAGCAGATAATATTTTAACTGAGTTTATGGATGAATATCCAAATGCTTATACTCTAAGTCAAGAAGTAGAAGATTATATTGATTCACAACTTTAATTAATACCCCTTACATATAAAATACTTGGCCTCTTAAAGAGGCCTTCGTATATTTATATTATATAACTTAAAATAATAAAAAATGAACAATAACTTTAACTTAAAAAAATTCCTTGCTGAAGGGATATTATTGAAAGAGGAACGTTTCTATGCCCCTAACTATGTAAAACAAAAATATGGTAATAAAGCATCTGAAATAGAAAATAATATACATGATGAAGAAGATAATAATCCTAATATTTGGGATTTATATACTTCTTTAGAATCACCTGAAGAAGTAGATGATTTTGTTCAAGGATTTATTAATGAATCCGAATTAAATGAAGAAGCTCAAGTAGATGAGAATCTTATTAAAAGCATTTTTGATGAGAAAGTACAAGACGATTATAAACCATTAATTGGTACTGATCCAATTTATGACGGTTTAGAAGAAGTATTAAACTCACCTAAAACCTTTCAAAAAGTAGCAGAATGGGTTAAAGACCAATTTGAATCTTCTGGAGAGGATTTAGAAGAAGGAGATGAAGCAGGTTATGCTTCTGATGCTACTGATTATAGTATTATGGAAGCTTTTGCTCCTCGTTTAGTTCAAAATCTAATTAAAGCTGGGTTTACTTATGATAAAGGAGAAGATGATTGGACAGTACCTGAAAGTTATTCTGATAAAACTGATTATGAGGCATTAACATCATATGGTGTTATTTATGATATCTGGGGATTAGGAGGTGATTATGATACATCACCTAGAGAGACAATATCTCAGTTTTTAACAAGTGCTGCTGAACAAGCAGTTTAATTAAAACTTTTTAGATAAAACGCTTGGCTCCCATAGGGAGCCTTCGTATATTAAGGTATAAAATTAGAGTTATGGCTAAAGGTAGACCAGCAGAAAATGACACTGTTATAAAACAATACACTCAAGTATTTACAGATCATAAAGGTGAAATAACTACTTGGGAATGGGATAAAAACATTCATGCAAATGGTCCTATTAGTGTTACAGTTAAAGATCCTTATTGGAGTGTATTTGATAAAAAGGAAAAACAGTTAGCTGAACTATTAAACAAATATGAACCTAAAGGTAACGAGCGTAAACCACGTATTACAAAAGCTGATAAAGAATTAATGGAGCAACTAGAATTTGAGATAAATGAAATCTGGTATGACTCATTCCCTGAAGATAGACCCAAAACTAGAAAACCTAGAACACCTAAAAACAAATAAATGAAAGCCAAAAAAATGACCTTAAGGGATTTAGATGAACTAATTGACTTCTCTGAAAATGAACCTGACCAAATCCATAATCAGACCTATAAAATGTTAAAACAAGAATGGAATAAAAATAAAAAACATTCTATAGTTGATTTATTTGTAGTTGAATTAACAAACGATGAAGAGATGGAAGAGGTCATTTTAACTGTTCAAGAACATGAATGGGAACGAGCTTTAGAATTAGGATTAGAACATTTCGAATTAGTTGAAAACTATGAAATGTGTTCCCAAGTTAAAAAATTATTAGAAACAATTAAAATTAAATAAAAATGAGTTATTTTCAAGTAAATGTGTCTATTATAGACATCAATGACAAAGGTAAACAAAGTAAAGTTACTGAACAATACCTAGTAGATGCCGTAAGTGTAACTGATGCTGAAGTAAAAGTTACTAAAATGTATGAAGATGAAGGAGGTCAAGTTGACTTTCAAGTTAAAAGTGTTAAAGAAACCAAAATTCTACAAGTAATAGAATAGCATCACCCACCCTAATATCCCTCCATCCGTATATACACCATGAAACAATTATTTAAACATAACGATAAACTCTATGTTATCATACGCGCTATGGCTTTTCATAACTTTGAAAATTCAAACAGGAGTATTAACATGGAGGTTCTTAAGGCATGGAGGGATCATTTAGGATGTGATCACGTTTTAAGACATAATGATAGATTTTTATTAGTACAAACAATACAAGACGCAATAATAGAAGATGAAAACAGTAATTAAATACGGAGCCGCTTGGTGTGGACCTTGCAAGATGTATGCTCCTAAATTCAATGAAGTAGCAACTACAATTTCAGGAGTTAATTTCCAATCAGTAGATGTTGATTCAGGTGATCCAAGAATCATTGAACATGGGATTAGAAACGTGCCTACAACAGTAGTGATTGATGAGAACGGAAATATTCGTAAACAAATAGGTATTATGAGTGTAGAACAATTAAAAGAATTCATAGGGTAATATTTATTACCATACACTAAACTTATGGCTCAATTAAAAGATTTATTACCTCAAATACCTAAAGACGAATTATCAATTTTAAAAGATTTAAATTTAAAATTAGATGAATCTAAATTAACAGAAGCAACAGCTAAAGAAGCTGCACAGGCTGTTAAAACCATTATTCAAAATTGGAAAGGATGGTCACAGGCAATGCTAGTTGCAATGTTATTAACACCTAATATATCTAATGCCTTAGAGACATATGCACCTGACACATTAGAGGCTATCAAAACTGAAATATCAGCAGAAACATCAAGTAAAACTACTGGTAACCCAACCGCTGTCAAAACTGTAGATTTTTCACAAACATTTGCTTCGGGGCAATCAGAAATTGTTAATAAACAAGTTATACTTGATAAAGTAAAGGATTTAAAACAATGGATAAATTCAAATAAAACTAAACCATTTAAAATAGTAATTACAGCTAGTGAATCTAAAGTACCTAACCCTGAAGGGTTCGGAGAAGGGGAATTAGCTCAAGCTAGAGGTGAAGCAATTCAATCATTAGTTACTAAATTAGGAGCACAAGATGTTGAAGTTAAAACATTAGTAGGTGGGCCAGCTTGGGATGGTAAAAATAAAGATGATGATAAATATACTAAACATCAATATATTAAAGTAAGTATAGTAATTGATACTGAAAATATATGTTCTATGAAAGATATTGATGATAAGGGTAGACAAGGTACTTCATCTAATAATTATAAAACTTATGATGAGTATTTAAGTGGGAATGGTGATGTAATACTACATACAGGAACTATACCTGATAGAATGGTTATATTAGACTCAAATAATAAAATCACTTATGATACAGGATATGTAGCCACTGATGTGACTGATTCTGCTAGTGGATATAAGGAATGGCAATATGTCCCAATTTATGTTTTACAATTAACAAAACTTGCTCAGAATCAAACTATAATGGGTTCAAATATAGAAACTATTGATGTTAAAACATTTGAAGAATTAATTAGTAAAATGTTAAAACCTGGAGCTACACGAGAGAAAAGTGATACTGTAGATAAGGCTTTAGATGAATTAGAATTAATGTTTAAGAGTGGTGTTAGAAAATTTGTTAAATATAAAGTAGGAACAGGTGATTTAAAAATAGAATTTAAAGATAGTAGGGGTGACTCTAAAGTCCAAATATTCTCACCTGTAGGTAAAACAGGGTTTAGTTTAAAGGGACAATGTAATAAACCATAAAAAGGGCTTGGATTTCCAAGCCCTTCTTCGTATATTAAAGCATAATTTAAAAATAAAGGTTATGGTAAATTATAAAGGTTATGAAATCATTATAAATGATTACAACTATGAACATCATGAAAATACTAAGTATGTATTCTATAATACAAACGACTGTGATGAGCCAGGTGGGACCGGTAGTAGTATTGAAGATTGTAAACAACAAATTAATCATTTAATAGGAGAAAGATTATGATAAAATTCCCAGTGTTATACAAACGTTCAAATAGTAAAGAACACATCAACCAATGGCAGATTGAGGTTCAAGGTTGTATGTTTAGAACAACAACAGGGTTTGTAGATATGAAAATGTTTACAGGTGATTGGACAGTTTGTTCACCTAAAAATGTAGGTAAAAAGAATGCTACAACAGCTGAAGAACAAGCATTATTTGAAGCACAAGCACTTCACACTAAACGTAAAGATTTAGGTTATTGGGAAGATATAAATGATTGTGATAAGAAAGTATTCTTTCAACCAATGTTAGCTCAGGACTATGACAAACGTAAAGATAAAATTAAATTCCCTATACTTTCTCAACCTAAATTAGATGGCATCAGATGTATTATTAAATCAGATGGTATGTGGACAAGAAATGGTAAAGAAATTATATCTGCGCCTCACATATATGAATATTTAAAACATATCTTTGATAATCAACCCGACTTAGTATTGGACGGTGAATTATATACTTCAGATAGGGATGTTGATTTTAACACTATTATTTCATGTGTTAGAAAAACAAAACCAACACAAGCTGATTTAGAAATGTCAGCCAAATATATTGAGTTCTGGGCTTATGATTTATATGATGGTGAGGATTTAATGTATGAAGATAGAAGAAATTTATTAAAAGGATTAGAAACTAAGTATAGTATAGGTTATCCTTTATATAGAGTAGTTGTAACTTATGAACTACCTAATGAAAAATATGTTACAGAACAACTTCAACATTACATTTATCAAGGTTTTGAAGGCCAAATATTAAGAGACCCAAACACACCTTACGAAAATAAAAGATCAAATGGTTTATTAAAACATAAAACGTTTCATGATGAGGAGTTTGAAATAATTGGTTACGCTGAGGGTGTAGGTAAATTTTCAGGTAAATTAGCAACTTTAAAAGTAGATGTTAATGGGGTTCAAGTTGATTGTACTATAAATGGTACAATGGGTTATTTAGAAGAATTATTTGAGATTAAAGATAATTTAATAGGTAAAAAAGCAACTGTGAAATATTTTGAAAAAACAACTGACAATTCATTACGTTTTCCAAAAGTGATTCAAATAGATAGAAACAGTTATGAATAGAAAACCTTATAAAAGGATCTATTGCGAAGATACATCCCCTACCTTGAAGTTAATAACAACAGCTAAAAATAATGGTAAAATCAGGACAATAAATGATTTAACTTATGAACAAATAGGGGATGATATGCTGTATTGCTTTAAAACCTCTCGTGTTGTTAAACTTGGCTCTTTAGAATTAGATTTGTATATTAAAACATAATTAAAATAATATGAATAAACTTATATTAACCTTAATATTATTTAGTAGTATAATTTGTACTGCTCAACCTTTTAATAATAATTTAGATAGAAGGTATTTTTACCATTGGGAATCCGTTAACTCACAGCAGAATAATATGGAGATTATTATTCATAAAGAAAATAATAAAGTTAGAGTGACTGAGATTAGGTTCGAGAAAGAAGGTGAATTAGGGCAAGCTATTATTTACATCACAGTTTATATTTGTAAAAATAAGAAAAATAGGATGATAGTTGAAACAATTGATCCCACTACATTACAAATTAATAATAATGAATACATACTTACTAAAGATAAAAAATTATTGCGAGTAACACAAAACGACACTATTACATTTAAAAGAAGATACACAAAATGATATACGCTATAATAGGAGTAATAACGGCAGGCTTAGTATTAAGTGGATTTATAATAGGTTTTACTTTAATTATACAAGGTATAATAAAAGACATACATAAAAATGGAAAAAACAGGTAACACTGAAAAACTTAAATTTGAATTTGAGACGGCGTCTAATTTAGAAGTATTTATGCCTAATTTAAATAATTGGTATAGAGTTACCGCGCGAGAATTTCGATCATTTAATGGAAAAAGACGTATAAATAATATTGAATATAGTGGTAATGTATACTTGTATGGAACTAATAAATTAGCTGATTTAAAAACTATTATTCAAGGGAAAATAGCAGGATTTAGTTGGGTTTCTAAAAGAAGAGCTGGAGATGATTAGGATTATTAAATTTTTCTTTGTATATTAAAATATAAATTTAAAAATATGGAAATAGTAATTAAAATTTTAGGAACAAAAGAAAACGAATTATAATTATGGAAAAAGTAGGAGCATTATTAGTAGCAGTAGCATTGCTTGCATTAGGGGCAGTTGTGCTAGCATGGCCAGTTCAATTACTATGGAATTATTCATTAGTAGGAGCAGTAGAAGGAATCAATCCAATTACATTTTGGCAAGCATTAGGAATTAATTTCTTATTTGGAATATTATTTAAAAATTCAAGTTCAAGTAAATAATGAAAACAGTAATTAAAATTTTAGCAGGTTTGCTAATAGCATTTGGATTGGTACAATTAACAGACTTAGGATTCTATTTAATGAATCAGCCGGACACCTTTGTATTCAATTTAGGTATTGTAGTATTAGCGGTAGTAGGTATAGCATTTGCTTATTTAGGATTGTATTTAATGAATATATTGAAGCCTGAACAAGTGGAACATGAAGTTAAACAAGAAAAACAAGAAGAGTTATGATAGTAGTATTAGCAGTATTAACAGCATTTATTCTAGTATACTCTGTAGTGCTAGGAATATATTTAGCAGAAAATAGTGGGGTACTTGAAGAACAAATCTTAAAGGACTATTTAGATACTCTAGGAGATGATTATGAAATACACACATCAGAATATTATACTAGAATTTATCCTAAAGCATCGAGTAATGTACGTAGAAATATAGAAATATCACCTATAGGATTTAAAATGTTATTTCCATACTATATAGAGGATATAGGAGTGATACCATTTTGGAGTAAATCAAAAACTAGAATTGATACTATGTTTACTAATGCTCCTAAAAAAGATTGGAAAAGAGAAAGATTAGGGTTAAAATAGTTGGCTCTTAGAATTATATTTCGTATATTAAGGTATAATTTAAAACACAAAAGGTTATGAGTAAGTATAGATTTAAAACTGAAGAAGAATTCAAAAGAGATGGCCTTTGGGTTAAAGACCATCCTAATAGTTGGACTTCAAGTGGAAGTATGAATAAATATCTTGGACAAGATATTCCTGATAAGTATAATAGATTTTGTGATGTAAACAAAGATTTTAGTTATGAAGGTTGGTCTTTCAGTAATGATGATTATGTCTTAAAAGAAACAGCTTTTGTTCTTCCTTCTAATTGGTGTATTAAAGTTGATAGAGATTGTCAACCTGAAGAAGTGTATAAATGGAGACAATGCAGTTGGATTGATGCTGGGTACATAAATAATTCTACAATTTGGACTGATGTAGTTCTAGATAATTATACAGAAATTACTCTTGAACAATTCAAACAACATGTATTAAAAGAATCTCCTGTTGTAGAAACTACTAAAGAAGTAGACATGAAAGAAATTCAAGAAGAAGCTAAAAAAAGATTTCCTATTGGTTGTAAGTTTATTCCTGTAAATGGTACAGGTACATACACATTAAAAGAAGATAGTTACACTTATACAATTCATAGTAAACAAATTTATGCACATGATTGTCATGGAACTCTTTATAATAATGGTAAATGGGCAACATTAGTTTCTAGTCCTGAAACAACAAAAGAAATGTTCCATCAAGGAGATTACATTGTTACATTAGATGTTGAAAATGGTTGGAATTGTGCTAAGAAAAACTATTGTTTTAAACAAAGAATGAATTTCACAGGAATGGCTCCAGCAGTAGATTTAAACGGGAGTACATCTAATAGTCATGGTGTTATGTCTTTTGATAAAACACAATATTTAAAAGACTGGAGATATGCCACACCTGAAGAAGCAGCTGAATATGAAAGAATAGGTAAGCCTTATGATGTAACAACATTACAAAAGAAAGAAGAACCTATCCCAGAGTATGTAGAATGTATTGAAGTGCCTAGAGGTTGGAGTATAACTGAAAAAGGAGTTATTTATAAAATTGATTCTTTTGATTCTGTTAAGGGTTATTTTAGATTAATATTTGATAAAGGAGGTCAGAAAGTTACATCAGAAAAACATTGCTTCAAACCATCAACAAAAGAAGCTTATGAGGCTCAAAATGCACCTAAACAATTAAAAGCTACTCCACCACCATCATGGTCTGATACATCTGAATTAACTCCTTTAGAAATCTGTAAACAGAAATACAGAAAAGGAATGAGAGTAATGAGTGCCGATAATTCTGGTATGTTTTCAGGAGAGTTTACTATTGAAGTAGACCCTGATAAGTTTACA